AAGCTTGCACATGTCCTCGGAGATGTTCGAACCCGAGTTGACGACGATGAGGAAGTCCTTGCCGTACTTGACCCGGATTCGGTCGATCAGGCTCTTGTAGGCAGGGATGCGGCCTGCCTGAGTGCCCCAGCCGTTGATGGTCTCGTCGAGGAACACACCCTGGCAGACATCCCCGTACTGAGTCTTCGCCTTGTCGATCTGGCCGAGGATGTAGTCTGGCGTGTACTTGTCGACGTTGGGCACGTTGTTGCGGCCAGGATCGCCGGCCGGGAGGGTCGCCGCGAGGTACTGGGTCTTGACGTAGAACACGGCGCGCTTCGCACCGGCGGCGAGCGCGAGGGCGGCCTGCTTCTTGAAGTCGACGTTGAACTCGTCCCAGTTGCCGCTGTTGCGGTTGAGGATGACGATGCCGAGAGAGCCGGCGAACTTCAGGATCTGCGCCCACTTCGAGGTCTTACCGGGCTTGCCGTCGTCGTAGTAGTCCGGCCAGAAGTAGGTCACCGGGGAGTAGTAGCGCTCACCCGGCTTGAACGGCGAGAGGGCGGCGCCGAGGGAGTCTACTCGATGGGTGATGTCGTTCAGGTCCGTCAGGCCGGCCTTCTGGCCGAGCTCACGCTGGAGGTTGTCGTTGGTGGCGTACAGCTGCTCCGCGTCGGAGCGGGTGACGTAGTCGGCCAGAGCGGCCTTCGTCGCGTAGGTGCTAGCAGCGTCGGCGGATCGGAGGTAGGGGGACAGGTCCGGCGCCGGCGTGGCTGGAGGAATGGCGGCGCGGACGCCCGCCAGGTCCGACTTGGTGGCGTAAGTCGTCCCCGCTGCCGTCGAGGTGAGGTAGCCTCCCAGGTCCTCCTTTGAGGCGTACTTGGTGGAGGCCTCCGCCTTGGGAAGAGCCGCCTCTGCCAGAGTGCGGACGCTCCCTACATCCGCCTTGGTTGCGTAGGTCGAGGCGGCGGTAGCGGCCGGCAGCGCGCCGTCGGCGGTCGCCTTGACCTGATCGATGCGGGCGCCGAGGGCAGAGTCGGCCTGACGCATCTCGGCCTTGGTGGCGAGTCCTGAGAGGTCCGGAGCCTGCCCGCCCCCTCCGAGCTGCGCCTGGGCGAGGGCCGCCTTCGTGGCGTAGGTGTCCGCCGCGTCGGCGGACTTGAGGTAGGTGTCCAGGGACTCCTTGGTGGCGTAGGTGCCGGCGACAGCTGCCGTTGTCGCGTACTGGGAGAGCTCGGCCTTCGTGGCCGCGGCGGAGGCTACGCCGGAGACGGTGTCGATGCGCTGACCGAGCGCGCCGTCGGCGGCCTGCATCTCGACCTTGGTCGCGTAGCCGGACAGGTCCGGAGGAGCGGAGGCCTGGGGGATGGACTGCTTGACGGCCTCCACCTCGACCTTCGTGGCGTAGGTGGAGGCTGCCGTGGTCGAGGGGAGCGCGGCCCCTGCCGTGGCCTCGACGGCGTCTAGCCGGCTGCCTAAGGCGGCGTCGCCCTGAGTGACCTCGGACTTGGTCGCCAGGCCGGCCCCCTCGGTCTTCGTCAGGAAGCGCTGATCGGCGCCCTCTCGGCTGTACCATGTGAGATCGGCCATAGCCGTCTACCTCCAGGTGAGTACTCCATTGCCCAGGTCTATGACTTCAGACCTATTGATAGCCTCAAGGATACCGGGCTGTCCCGCAATGCGGACACCCCTGGCGCCGGGGTCCGGCTGCGGTTGCGGGGGCTGCGGCGGGTTCGGCACGGGCGGGACGGTCCCGAGGAGGTCCGCGATGTTAAGCACGTCACCGTCGGCCAGGGTCCGAGTTGTCCTGACATGGGCCCCAAGGTCTCCAGGGATATTGAGATCTATCTCATAGTTCCCGGGGGAGATAGTCACCGACCGGCCCGTAGGACCTACTAGATATCCGTCAGTATCTATGCGGATCGACGTCCGACCTGCGACGATGTCCCGCGCCGGGAGCGGGGCTCCGAGACTGGCGGGAGTGAAGGTGATCCGGCCCAGGCGCCCCAGGCCGTCAGGGCCTACGACACGGCCGGTGATCGTTGCGGTGGGGGAGGTCATCGGGGCTCCTGACGTAACGGTTTCGTCTCAGTCTTTACCCTATCAATACGATCATGCAATGACTGGACCTCCGTGTATAGGTGGGACCTATCAGTACGGGCGTCATTGCGGACGCCCTCGATCTGAGTCTCCAGGCGGGCCATGCGGGCATCGTGCTGACGGTCCGACTCGCGGAGGTCGTCGACCGAGGCGGTCAGGCGGGCCAGCCCGTCCAGGACCTGCCCGAACTTGGAGTCGAGGTCGTCCCTAAGGTTCGAGCTGTGGTTGTTGTGGACGCCCTCCGAGGCCGACTCCGCCGCATTGGCCGCCCTCGCGATATGGGCGTTCATCCGCGTCATCCTCTCCTCCAGGCGCTTCTGCTGCTTGTTGATCGTGGCCCTAAGCCAGGTGATGAGGGCGGCCAGCAGGGCGGTCCCCGCCGTGATGACCTCCGGCGAGGCGAGCACTGCGAGGATCGGCGAGGACTGCCCTGCTGCATCCATGGGACTACCTCAGCCGGCCAGGCCGGAGGCGTGGCGGGGGTTGTAGGCCTCCACCTCGGCCGAGGCCACGGCGCGGTCGGTCTCCTCAGGCAGGGAGAACGACTTCAGGACCGAGGCCAGGGCGGCCGCGCCGGCGATGCCGAGGGCGCCCTTCCAGTCCAGGCCGAAGAGCGAGGAACCGACACCGAAGGCGCCTACGAGGGACTGCGCAAAGGTGGAGATGGCGCGCTCGGCCAGGCCCTCCCAGAACGTCGCGGTTGCGTACTTCACATGTTCTCCTTCCATAGGTAAGGGCGGGGACCCCCGTGAGTCCCCGCCCTTAGTGTATCCCTATGAGTCTGTGAGCCTTCTATAGGTCACGACGATGTCACGACCTCACCACAGACGCCTGGATCCAGCCTTGGAGTTGTTGAGCGCCCGCTGGAGAGCGCCGATCGTGGCGGTGCCCGGCTCCCCGTCGACCCAGTCAGCGAAGTCCCAGCCGTCGGGCAGGTACTCGCGGTGCCAGGCCATGATGAGGAACTGCAACGTGCGCCACGTGTCCGGTCCGAGGACGCCGTCCTCGTCCAGGCGCGGGGCGTCGTTCAGTGCGGTCTGAGTGTCTGCCGGGACGGCCGCGTTCAGGAACCGCTGGAGCTGCTCCACGGCGGGGGAGCCGCCCTCGTCCAGGATGCCGTCGATCGCGGTCCCCATGACCTGCTGGAGCCGGCCGATCGTCGCGATGCCGAAGACGCCGTTGCACACGAGCTCAGACTGCCCGTCGGACTTGTTCTTCTTGCCGGTGTAGGGGCTCGCCGACGGCTTGGCCGGGGCCGTGGATGCCCCCGGCGTGGCAGTGACGGCTCCGCCGTTAATCATCCGGTCCCAGGCCGAGCGGTCGCGCAGCCGGTTCAGGTCCAGCGTGCCCGAGTAGCCCGGTAGGCTGCCGTCCTCTGTGTACTGGTGCATCAACGGACTTCCCCAGTAGGGGACGCTCGGGACAGCCGGGTCCGAGTAGGGCCGGCCGTAGTCCGAGTAGTTCGGGCCGCCGGCGTACCACAGCGGGTACTGGGAGGCGACCGCGGACCAGTCGTAGCCGTTCACGGCGCTGCCGTTCATGTAGATGCCCGGCGTGGAGCCTGTCAGGGACCGAACAGTGTCCAGGAAGACCTTCGCCCAGCCCGGACCCAGCGGCACCGCGTTGTCCTCCCAGTCGAGCCACAGGGTGGCCCTGCTGCGGAGAGCGCCGACGGCGGACACGAAGTACCTGGCCTGGGAAGCCGCGTCGCCCGGACGGGCGAAGTGGTAGAAGCCCAGGCGCTTCGAGGCCGCCAGCGTGGCGTTGGCCTGAGACACCATGTACGGGTTGACGTAGTCGTCGTCCTCGGTGGCCTTGACGATCACGAAGTCGGCCCAGATCCCTGCCACGTTCAGGCCGGCCTGGTGACTGGAGATGTCGATGCCGTGGGCGTGCTGCGGCGCTGCCGTCTGGGCCGCTGGAGCTGGGACGGGCTTGGCCGACGTAGGAGCCTTCCACTTCGCGAACTCGGGCCACTGCTGGAGGAACTTCGCCTCGCTGAAGCGGTGGCAGGAGGTCCAGGCGCCGCGCAGCGTGTGCGGGTGGGTGCTGTAACGCTCGGTCCGGGTCTCCTGGCCGGTCTGGTCGCCGCGCTCGCCGTATATGTCGCCGGTCTCGGCGATCCACGCCTCGGACTCTAGCGGGTCGTAGCCGTTCTCGACGATCACGATCACGTGCCCCACGCCGCCCTCGTTCCCGGCTGATAGGACGATGTCGCCGACCTGGAAGCCGCCGTCGGGCGTCAGGTTCTCGTCGGCCCACGGGACCTCCTCGAAGCCTCGGGCCTCCATGCCGGTCCGGAGGTTCCCGGTCCAGAAATCGTTCGGCTCGAGGAGCGCCTGGTGGCCCCACGGCACGCCATACGTGTGGTGGAGGCCGTAGGATATCGACCCGGCGACCAGGCTCGAACAGTCCGCGCTCTGCGGTGACGTGACGTGCCCGTGAGCGTCAGCGGCGGCGTACCAACTGCGCCGGGCCTCGCCCTGGCTGTAGCCGACGGGCTGGTTGTCACAGATTTCCCGCGCGATCTCGGCAGTAACTGACTGTACTGTCACTTATTCTCCTTGTTGATCTGTGCTTCAAGGTCAGCGCACCGGGTCTCGGCGATCACCGCGCGCTGCGTGAGGCGAGCAATCTCGGCCGTTAGGGCGTTGATCACCGCCATGGCGTCGACCTGGGAATCCTGGGGTGTCATCTATCCTCCTGGGGAGTGTCTTGTGGTTTGGGTGCCGGGCCGTAGCCCCCGTTGTCAGCGTACGCCACATGCCCATTATCTTCGTACGGGGCTGCCACTGGAGGGATCTCCCACACTAGCTCTGTGGCCCGATCACGGAGGCCAACATGATCGGTCTCAGGGTCCCACTCGTCGAGCTGTCTGGCCCCCTTGACGAGGACCGCGACAACCTCACCCGGGCGTCCCACCACCTCAACCGACCACGGGGAAGCGCCCGCCCCATATCCTGTCTTGACGATGGTCGCGGTCGCCGTGGACGACGTCAGAACCACCCACGGCGCGACAGGAGAAGCAATCTTGGGTACATAGTCCGGCAGTACCCACGTGGCATGACCGTTGGAGTCGAGTGCGACGTTCTCCCAGTATTCGATCCCGTCGTAGGGTGACTCAGTGGAGGAGTGCCTGAGCATCATGTGGCGCTTCTGCCACTCGCCGGGCACGCGCATGATGAAGTCCTTGCCCCCAACCCCGCGGAACCCATTTCGGTCCACGACGGCCTGGTGGTTCTGATCCCAGCCGAGAATACTGGCGCTCTCGTGCGCCCAGACGGACTTCCACCTGTTCTGCGGTGATCGGACCCAGAACTTATCCCCCTGAAGGTAGAGGTGGGGATCGAACCCGCCAACGGTGATGGTGGCCGAGTAGCTGTTGACCGCGATAGTCCCCTTGCCCCTAGCGCCGGCATTGAAGCCGGTGTTGTAGGCTCCGAGGCTCCATTCCCCGTTTTTCCCGCTGTAGGCGTAGAAGCCGGTATTGGACAGCCGTAGGTTGGGGGAAGCGCTAGTGTCGCTTGAGGGTGCCTGCATGTAGAGGATGCCTCCCCGGTTGGTCGGATCCTCCTTGAAGGTGACGAGCGCCGGGAGCCGGTACGGCGCGCTCCGCTTGTTCATGTAGAGGCCGACACCCCAGCGGTCGCCGCGCTGACCGACATCGTTACCGCTCGCGTCCTCGACAATGTCGATGAACTTTGCAACAGACCACGTGTCCTCGATGCCGACCTCACCGAGCACCTTCACCTTACCGGTGGCGGCGTTCACCTCAAAGGACGTGTCTCGACCCGCGCCGGTGTAGGCGCGGATTCCGGCCGAGTCGATCTTGATCCCACTGTCGCGTGTTCGATCGGTCTGGATCGTGGCGCCGGTGATGACCTGCCCGTCGATCGCTCCACCCTGGATGTTGGAGGCGCTAACCGAGTTGGCGGCCAGCATCCCCGCCTTGATCTGCTCGAACTCGCCCTGACCCGCCGTGACGATCTCCGTCCACACGTGGTGGGCCGTGGCGTTCACGAAGGAGGCGTTGCCGGTGACCGTGAGCTGGTCGGTCGTGATCTCCAGGAACCGGCCGACGTCGGAGGCGATCTTCCTCGCGGTTACCTCCGCGATGTTGGCGGCGCCGGCGGTCAGCTTCCCGACGTCGAGGTTGCTGATCTGCTCGCTGGTGACCTTCATGCGCTCCCAGGTGGCGCCGTCCCACCGCCACTCAGCGACGATGTTCAAGGTCTGAGCGTCCTGGACGCGGCAGGTGTCGCCGACGGCGGCTCCTCCGAAAGGCGGCACCGTGTCGGAGGTCCCGCGGATGTAGAAGACCTCCCCGAAGGACGTCTTGACGCGGCGCACCGCGGACTCCATCGTGGCGGCTGTGAGCCTGGAGACCGTCTTGGAGTAGTCGTCACCGGCCTCCTCCCAGCGCCAACCCTTTGGGGAGTAGACGATGGTTGAGCCCGGGGCGTCCCGCGTGTTCGACGGGGACGAGTGGCCTGGCGTGGCGAATGCGGGGACGGTTACGTACTGACCGCCCCGCGCCTCTGCGGGGGAGAGGAACGGCTTAGTGGGTCCGGGCATCAGGACACCTTGATGATGTAGGGCAGGCCGATGTACGGGTTGCGGATGTCAACGGGCTGGGACCCGCCGACGGACGTCGCAATCGGGCTACGCCCGCCCGCGTTGTTACCGGTGGAGGTCAGGTAGGTGTAGCCGCTGGACCCGATGCCGATGTCCTGTTCAGCGGTGCGGGACTGGAAGCGGCGGTTCTGGTCCTCCACCTCGCCGATCTGGTGAGTGTGGGCGGGCATCTGATTGATGGACAGGGTAACGGTGGCGTTACCGCCCTTGTCGCCGATGGAGTACTTCGTGCCCGAGCCGACCGCTGAGCGCTCCCTGATGTCCGGCAGGCGGAAGTTGCTGGAGTTGGTGAACCCGTGAGTGGTCCCGATGACGGCGAAGAGCTTCGCGTAGGCGTTGCGGTCCAGGAGGCGGCCGTCGCACCTCAGCCAACCCTCCGGGTCCCTCTCGGCGCCGAACATGGCGATCGTCCCGACAGGGATCGCCTTGTCCAGGGCCGTACGGATGCCCTGGGCGATGTCCTGGACCTGCTTCAGGATCTCGGCGGGCTGGCCCGCAACCTTGGTCTCCAGGTTGGTCACTCCCTGGGTGGCGGCGCTGATGCCGTCCTCGATGTGGATGAGGTCGGCGGCGGTGATCCGGGTCTCGTTCGCCCCGAACCCGTCCCGCCACTGCTTGGCGGCTGCGTATGGCTGCATTACCTGTCTCCTTCAGCTCTGAGGACGAAGATCCGTCCATCGGGTGCGATCCACATGCTGGAACCTATTGTCCCACTATCCGGCGGCACGGGGCCGGACGATACGAGGTTGGTGGCGACCTGGGTCATCGCCTCGGTGAGGTGCTTCATCTCCTTGAGCGTCCCCTCGCGGGCCGCCTGCTGCATGGCGTCGCTGCCCTTGAGCCTGTCCTCGACCTGCTTGGCAATGGCGTCGGCGTCGATGTTCTGCTTCAGCGTGATCTTGGAGGGGTTGCCCCATGCCGAGCGGTTACCGGCGCGGTCGTAGGTGCGCATGCGCACCTCGTACTCGCGCATCTCCAACCCGGCCAGAGAGATCCGCTGCACCGGGGTGGGCATAGTGCTGAACACTCCAGGCGCCACGCCGGGTAGCTGCACGCTCACCTCAGCGCCCGCGAAGTCGGCAGGCATGCTCTCCCCGTTCTCGCCGATCATCAGCCAGCCCACGTTGAGCACGCCGAGAGTCTGCGACAGGCGCGGGGGCGGCGGCACGGGCGGCGGGGTGACGTCGGTAGCCATCGTCTCGATGATCTCCGGGGACCACACGCCCAGAGTCTCCCTGGTGACGGCGCGCACGCTGAAGGCGTACTTCTTCCCAGGGATCAGCCCGGACACCTCGCCGGTAGTGTCCTTGGACGTGTTCAGACGTCCGGCCTGGAAGGGGACCTCCCTGACCGAGATGTCGTAGCCGGTCACGTCCACGGCCACGCCGGCAGTGTCGGTGGAGACGGCCTGCCACTGGA